GCTGGGCCGAATCTTCAGCGGGGTTCTCTATCTGTTGGGAACTAGTATCTTCAGCCTCGACTACTTGTTCCTGACCGACTTCGAGCTCATCTTCATTCATAATTTTTTCCTCTGCATGGTAAGCGCCATGTTCGCATCTTTATATTTATAAAGTTTATTTTAACCCATAAACGCGCCTTGACGACCTTTTCTCTCTAAAACAAGACCTCTTGGTTGGTCATCGCTAAAGAAAGTTAACGCTAAGGCGTCAGCTGAGTCTGGGGAACGTTTTAAAATTAACCTAATATCGTCCTTTGGAATAATCTGAATCCTGTCATGGTTACTCATGATATAACGTGTAGCTTTGAGTTCTTCTCTTAAAGTTTCGTCAATACCAGAAATACCGTGTTCTGCAATGTATCTTTTTGCACGCAAATATATCTCTGCACGGACGTTTAAATAAGCCTTATCTTCTGGAGCACCTCCAAAAGGTACAAGATTTACAAAACTCTTATAGTCAGATTCCATTAACAGTTCGTTTAAACCTAAGCCAAATGCTTGGTCAATATTGATTGCAGAAAGGTTATTGACACCATATTCGTGAATCCACATTTTAATAATTGCAAACAAATCTTTTGCAGTAGAGACACCAATACGTTCTACCTTTTCTATATGATTTCCTTTACGTAGAATTAAACAGTTACAGTCCTTACCCAAACCTGAACAGTCAACACCAATCGTTATACAAGTTCCATTAGTAGGAGCAGGTTCTAGTAACTCGTCCGTAAAGATAGCACCAGAATTCTCGTCATCACATTCAATTCCTAAAAATTCTCTATTCCAAGCGGCTTCGGATAAACAGGATTTTCTCATCAATTCAATTTCCTGTTCCGTAATTTTCGGGTTATCCTTAGTAGTAGCCGTTATGACCTTTACGTTGTTTTCTTTTACAAAAGCTGTGACCCAGTTCATACTTCTAGGAGTAGAAAGCCAGATTTGACGTGTTGGAGTATCACAGTCTCTCATACAGAAAGGAACAATATTAAGAATTTCTGGAGCTGACAAAGCAATCTCGTCACAAATGGTTAATGCAATCTTTGAAAAACCTCTTAAATTATCAAGGTTTTCGTAAGACGCAAAATAAATTACACCACCTTTGTAACATATTTTCATAGAAACTTTATGAACTTCAAAATCACCAGGTTTTAGGATTTCATACAGACGAGCAACACATTCTGAAAATAATACTTCAGTAACCTGTCTAAATGACGGTCCTAAACAAAGAACTCTCTGACCTTTCAATAAAGCCAGAACTGCCATTAAAGAGGCGATATATGATTTACCTGCACCACGACCGCAACGTAGGTAAACTATATCTTCTTTAGAGCAAATCAGTTCTTTCTGATGCTTAAATAATTTTACATGAATATCCATTAAACGTCTTCTATGATGATGTTAATATTGTTGTCAGCTTTTACAGCAGCATCTACAACCTGTTCGACCTTTTCAGAATATTCGTTCTTGAATCTACGTTTAAGAATTTCGTTATACTGAACCTTTCCTTCCATGAAATATTTGAAAGTTATATCGTTCATGATTCTCTTTTTCATCTCGAGATACCATTCTCTCATACAGTCCAGTAATTTCATTGTTTCTTCACCTATTTCGTCACGTTGCATATATGAAGCATAGGTAAACAACGGTTTACATTTCTTGTCCGACTGTCTTAGTTCTTTTGGAAGATAACCCTGTATATGTGACATAAACACAGCTATCTGATTTGGAGAAATTGTTTCACCTTTAAAATGGTTTTCCATATTACAGTTTAAAATAGCCAGAGAAATACCAGTTGGTGAATAACCGTTCTCTTCTGACTTTATCTCTCCGAAACCGTCTGCTTCGAGAACAGGCTTCGTAAAGTTTTCTAAAAGGAACGCCATTTGTGCATTTCTCTTTTTCATTCTTACTCTGTCTGTTCCTACTGCCATGTTAAAAACCTCCCTTATAATCCAATTTGCTTAGTTGAACGCAAATTTCCTTTAACAAATCTTTGATTTCTTTAAGATCTTCCTTATAATCTTCCTTAAATATTGAAACCTCAGGTATTTCCGGTACCTGAGGTGCTTTCTTTTCCTTCTTAATAGCCATAATGTCCTCTGTACGCTAGGTGCGTATTACCGTAACATTATATTTATAGAGGATAAGATCTTGTCTTAATTGAGTCGTCATCGACCCAGAACTCTGAACCTGCTGGGAATGCACCATGCCAGTCAGTTCTGACAGCAGGATATACGGTTATAGGAGAGTAACTTTCGTTTCTGACCCTTAAAACTGTGCCAAAAGTACAGGATCTGCCGTTATCATTATCAGTCTTCGGGAAAACGATGGAGTTTTCACTGATATAGTCCTCAGCAGTAGTAGTGGTAGATTTAACACCGAATCTAAGGCCAACATCTTCTGCACAGTCGTAAGAACCTATCTCAGCATCGTAGAAAATATCACTTTCAGAACGTGCAGGCAATTCGAGTTCCATCGGCTGTCCTTCATTTTCATTACTCTTGAGGAAGACATAATGAGCATTATATGCAGTAGAACCGTCGAAATCAAGACCTGAAGTAGAAGTTGTCTGAGACGAAACCTGTGGAACCTGATAATAAGCCGTATTCATGTCTACACCAGTTGCATAGTCTGCTTGACCAGAAACACCAGATTCCCAAACAAAGCATCGCATCTGAGAAGAGATAGAGTCATTAACGAAAGAATAACCTCTCTTAGAACCAGCCATGGATTGAGTGTCGAGGTTAAAGAAATAAGAACCTCCCATGACAGAGTAATAAGGAATAACTACACCAGAATTTGATATTACTTCTTTTACTTTTTCTAATTCAATAGAAGCAGTATGAACATAATAAACAGGATTTCCAGCTCCGCCACCATTTGCGAAGATAACGTTATTTGAATTGACTATTGCTGCAGGCATTTAAAACTCCTTGTATAAAAATTTACTATTATATTTATTTTAATCTAAACATTGAACGTATAAGTTGCATTTGCTGCCATAGAAGCCTCTTCATCTTCCACGACAATTTCATAGTTACCATTCAGATCATATTTCCAGATATTGACAAGACAAGTTCCAGCAGGTTGGTAATACTGGTTTGAGTGCCATGATAGCGAAACGGCTTCTGGTTTTTTAATCCAGAATTCTATTGATCTACAATACTTACCGAGATTACCAGTTAAAGCATCAGAAATTTCAGAAGTAGTCAATGAAGATTCTGTTCCCTGCGTATTATATTTGCCTTGTTCAATATCAGACGTTGTTAAAGCAACATCATCAGCTTTCAAACCTTGAACTGTAATATTTTCATCTTTTACTGGAGACCATTTAAACTGGAAAATAAAACCGTCCCACCAGATTGCAGGTGTGGCTTGATATAATTTGGTAGAACCAAGATAAACAGAATCTATCTTGGTAGAACCCAAATATAAAGAACCTATTTTAGAATTTCCTATATTTAAAGCCATATTAAGCCTCAGGTATCAAATAAAGGACAGTCGAAACAGGATCTACTGGTAACTCATTGACTAATTGAATATCTGTAATACCTTCTGTATTCAAAGAAGAGAGCACAGGAATTGCAGCACTGACAGTTTGAATATCGTCATTAAGTAAACCAGAAGTTGCAGAGAATGTAGCAGTAGTCAAATAACCTGTCATATCAGCTGTTGTCTGATATGGTGTTAAGTCAACACTTGCACTTATAGCAGAACCTGCAATAGCACTAATAGCAGATGTTGCAGAGTCACCTTCTATTTCACGCTTCTGAACGGAACCTGTGAGTGACCAAGTACCTGAATTGGCAGAACCGAATGCAGATGAATGATAGACGCCAACATCATATCCTGTCAAATATGAATATCCAGTAACATTTCCTGAACTATCTCTGTTTTCTGCTCTAATAACACCATTTTTAGAAGTTATACCAGCCATTTGAGCCAATAGGCTTTGACCTGTATTACCAATGAAAATTCCATTACCATCAGCACTTAACAAAGGTGCATTGCTAAACTGTGCAGACATGCTCCTTGGCATGTACGGTGATAACAATATGCTTGGTCTAGTAGAATCTGCACCACCAATCAACTGTTCAGGAGCAGGAGCTTTTGTAGTGTCCCAAACAACATTTCCATTATGGTCATAACCTTTAGCCGCAGATGCTTCTATACTGAAACCTGCACCTGACGGATTTCGCGCTTCAAACTTAGGTGATGGAGTTTGAACAGTTGGACTAGTATAATAATTAACTGTTAATTGAGCAGTACCAAATCCTGTATTCTGCGATGAGAATGTAAAACCAGCTCCATAGCTTGCCTTCAAAGATTCTCCTTGACCCTGAATAGCGAAATCTTTATCAGGACCAGCAGTTATGCCATTTGCTGTAAGACCATCAGGACCAGCAGTTATGCCATTTGCTGTAAGACCACCAGTATTAGCAGTAAAAATATTTTTTAATCTAATAATATTTTCAGAAGAATAATCTGATGCATCAACACGGAATTTATAATCATTAATTGCTGTACTATATCCTAAATTTAAATTACCTGAGCCAATCCAGCCCTTAGTTTGACGCATAGGATCAGTAAATGATACAGAATAATTACTTAATATTGCGAAGCTTTGTGGTGAATCAATTATGAATTGACCATCTTTAAAATATATATCGTATCCACTCATTCCATCAGTACGAATAACATTTTTAGCTAATGCAAATTCATCTGTTGAAGAATATCCAGTAGCAGGAATAATTTTATATGCTGATATAATTTTATCATCATAACCAGTATTACTACATGACAATGAAAAATATTTAATAGGTGAGTAATATATATTACCGCCCGGGCCTACATACGTCATATTGGCGGTTGATAATTTATAATCATTATTTATCGTGTTAAAAGATGCAGTAAACAATAAAACATCATTTTCATTAAATGCACTAAATCCAATAGTAGGTCCTGACATACCATAAGTACTTCTAAAATAATGAGGCATTTGTAGTCTAAACGGTTCATCATAAACGATAGTTCCGTTCATGTGTCCAGTACCTAAGACATCAATACCATAACTACTTACTGCTTTTACATATAACTTATTGTCATTATATTGAATATTCGAATTATCAGTACTAGATACTGCTAATTTAGCAGATACTTCATTCCAATCAGCAGAATTTGCGGTTACAACTTGACAAGCTTCATCTGCAGAGGCAGGAAGAGAACCGCCGCCAGCTAATGGATAGTTGTTAATTGAACTAACTTGATTATCCTCATTTAACTGTACTGTAGGAATATCTGGTTTATTTTGAATATAAGATTCAGATTGAGTATTAGTTTCGTTCCAGTTTGGCTGGACATTTACTGTAATAAAGTCAGCCCCACCACCTACCCAAATAACCTTGTCATCAGGTTCGTCTTCAAATATGAACATGGTTATATATTGTCTGTATTTACAATATTGTAAGTCATTTGTTTCATATTGTTGATTTGTATTAGGCGTACTAAATATAAGTTCAAAATGAGAACCTACACGTTTAGCTCTTGAAACATAATAGAAATCACCAGTCTCTGTTCTATAATATAAATTAAATTTCTTAGTTCCATAAGCCAAAGCTTTCAAATCACCACAGGTAACTTGTGAAGTATTTTTATTATTTGTTATAGTTAAAAATGGAACGTATTCACTAGTTACACTAATAACATCGTCAGTAATATCAATGCCTGTACCAGCAGAATATTCAGAACCACTCCAGGAACCTGAAGAAGTAGAAACAAAGTCATAAAGACCCTGAATACTATTACCCCCAGTGGTTAGTTCAGCTTTGTAAGCGTTGGTAGCAGACTGAGCACCTGCTGCAATAATTTGTTTACCGTCAATTGTATCAATACCTGTTATGGCCATATAAACCTCTTATTATTTATTTTATCCACCAATTGCCAGCATCAACATAACTTCCACCATAGCCATCATATTGGGTAATATAAAAACTTGTTAATGTTATTCTTGCTGTATATTCTAGCGGAGTCCAAGAATTAACTTCTTTATATAGGTTGAGTTTTGTTTTTAAATTATATCTATCACCGCCATCAAAGAAATTAGACGGAGCTATGTAATACAAATCTCTATATCCTTCTGAATGCCATGGTATCGTGACATGTATAACACCAGTTGCACCAGCATTAATTAACTGAGAAGGGTAGAAAGTTCCTTTGCTATTATAATTGTTAGGATAACGACCAGTTACATAATGAGCGTTATTGGTAATCCGATAATTTCCAGAAGCTAAAATAGTAGATACGAAATTAGCCTGTGCTGTAACGTTACCGCCATTAAACGCAAACTGATTGCTAGTTAATGTGGCACCAGTAACAGAATAATTAGAAAAGTTATAGTCTGTGCTAGGAGTATTAGATAACGTTACAATATCACCATCGTAGCCAGAAAGCTTGTTAGCTGCAATAGAACCACCTTGAGTTTGATTTAATGTCAAATATCTAGGGTCCGGTATATATTCTGACCATAAGAGTTCACACTCATTGTTGAAAATGAGTGTCTCTCCCGAATATGCTAAAGAATTGTTTACAATACTCATTTAATACCCGCTAACACTAAGAGTTCCAGTACAACTATCAGCACCTTGAACGACAAAACCGATTTCTATTGGTAATCTGTAATTAGGACCATATTCTTGCATATGTGCTGTTATATAATTCCAGTCAATCTTTGCAGAACCGACATTCGAACCGCATGCAGTATTATTATAACCTAAGTCTGCAGTATTTACACAAATTACGTCATCATACAATGCATCGTAAATATCTGTTTGCCTTCCACTCCATGTAAGTCTTGGATATATTCTAACTTTTCCTGATTCTACTGGATTATTAGACGCTCCAGGCCATGTAAAATGGGCAGTGTAATATAATTCCGAAGGTCTCCCGATAACATCAGAAGATGCAACTGTAATATAACCCCAGTAGTCACCATTATGGTTAAAGTCCATGTTTCCAAAATATTGCGGAGCAATACCCCACATAGGAGTATTATTGACTGTAGGAATAACGCCAGATGTTATAATCATTAAATACTCCCTGTAGTGTAATCAATAGAACCGCCAGTAGCTGCACTAATGACAATTACGTGGTGAACATCATCCTTCCAAATGTTTACGTTGATACCAGACAAGCCGTAACCAGAAATATCGATTGTTCTTGCTGTATTGTCAACGATGATTGGAGAAATACCAGAGTAAGTCTTGCCCCATTCAGCAGAAGCAGACTGAACGTGATTATATAGAGCTTTAGTATCTGCAATATCACCAGTGTTCCATGTTTGATTTAAAGACCAATCAGCATTATAGAAATTAATATAGCTAGGTGTTAAATCTACAGCGCCTCTAGTTCCATCACCAGCAGAACCTACAATTCTGAATCTTGTGGCTGAATCTGCAGCAGTAGTATACCAATGGTTATTTCCTATAGAGTCATAGACGTCCATTCCACGAGGGCCAAATGAAGCAGTTCCCCATTGATTCCAGAATCTTACTCTTTCAGAACCTAATTGCCATACTTTAGAAGCTTCAGGATCTTCAAACGATGTTAATGCAGAATTAGCAGAACGATAAACTAGCGAACCAAGACCTAAAGACATTGCAGCAGTAGTTCCATCAGAATAGCTAGAATGCGAATTAGGACCAATAGTTCCAGAGTTCCAGTTCAACTGTAAGAAGCCACCACCTGCTCCGTCTAATTCAGACCAGAACGAATGGCCATCAGCATAATTCTGACCAACCTGTAAATGTGCTTCGTTTTCATTTTCTTTATTCTGGTTATACAATTCAACCCAACCAGAAGTAGAAGTAACTCTAATACCTTTGTCTACGTTATAGGCTTGTGTTCCAGAGTCACCTGTGCTTATATTAGTATAAGGAATGTATTTACCAGTAGCATTTGCAGTAGCCTGGTTATAAGCATAGCTAGAAGCTCCAGTAATTGTATTAGTCCAATCCTTTCCAGAAACCGTAAAAGTATTGCTAGCGGTTGCGACATTAATGTTAGAACCTGCCTTGACGTCATAAGTAGAACCTGCAGCGAAAGCTGTACCATTATAGCCAGTAATCTTATTATTGGATTTTCCTAAGGCGCTTTCATACATGACACCTTCGACACCAGGTAATCCAGAAATACCGATAACTGTAGCAGTTTCAGAATCTTCAACGAAGTATAATGGTTCTTGAACTCCTAATACAGCAGACTGTGCGGAAATCTTATGTTCAACATTGTTTACGACAATCGGAGCAACGCCTTCATATTCAGCACCGCCACCACCGCCTTCTCCAGAGTAACCAATATAAACAGTTCCATTCTTCTTGGTTAAGTAAATACCAGATTCTCCGCTAACAGGAACTTGCGAATGACCGACACTATAGCTAGAAATTGACGTGATAGCACCATTAGCAATGTTCAATGCAGTATTTTGTACATAAGGCAAATTGGTTACATCAGGAATCTGAGCTACTGCATTAGCGGAGGCATTCTGAATGTCTGTTGTCCAATCCTTACCAGAAACAACATGATTTGTAATATCGATGTTTGCACCAGCAGAGTATTCAGTAACGTCCCAACCAGCAGAGGTTGTCAAAGCAGAAGCAGAGTTAGCGAATTCTACAGCGGTTATCGTATTAGTGGCCTCGGTAACTGCATTAGCAGAGGCTTCCTGAATTTCTGAAGTCCAGTCATTACCGCTTACAATATGGTCAGTAATGTCTATATTTGCACCAGCACTATATGGAGTGTTGTCACCAGTAACAGCGGTTAAGTATGTAGCAGTAATTTCACGACCTAAATTATCGTAAGTTGCAGAATTTGCAGAAGCAGCTTCTATTGCACTGTGAGAATAGTGAGAAGAAGTAGCAGAAACAGCATAAGAAGCTCTGTCAGCGGATGGTACAGAACCAGTGACGCTTATAACATGGTCAGTAATATCGATATTATTGCCAGCGCTATAATCAATGACTGGATCAGCATTGAGAGCAGATCCGTTAATGGCTGAAATTTTTCCTTCTGGAGTTCCTTCGAATGTCGGAAACGCGGAATTGTCAATACCGATAACTGTAGAAGATGGAGTGTCTTCAACGAAATATAAAGGTCCTTGAACACCTAATTTAGCAGATTGTGCAGAAATTAAATGGTTTTCATTGTCAACTACAATAGGAGCAATGCCAGAATATTCAATACCTTTACCAGAAATTGCAGATTCCTGAACACCGATAATAGTAGCTGTTTCGCTATCCTCAACGAAATAGAGAGGTTCTTGAACACCAAGAACTGCAGATTTTGCAGAAATCCTCATCTCTTCGTTATTAACAACGATTGGTTCTATACCTTCGTATCTGCCACCGCCACCGGCACCTGCAAAAGCAGAATTGTTATATGCAGTGATAAAACCGTCAACATCTAGTTCCCAACCACCATCAAGGAATTGTGCGGTTAAAGCAGTATAAGCGACATTAGCAACTTCGGCATTCAAAGCAGAAGAAGCAGAATTAGCGAAATTTGCGGTTGCGACAAAATCAGCAGAATCAGCATGTGTTGCACTGTCAGCGTAGGTTGCATGGTCAGCATCGTCTGCATGATAAGAATTATTTGCAGATTCGGCAAAGAAACCGTCACCAGAAATAGACGAAATTAGAGTACCATTATAGCCTAATGCTGAATTCTGGACATATGGAAGGTTATCAACGTCCTGATGAGCTGTTAAATATCCTTGTTCTTCAGTCCAAGCAGTAGACTGGTTAAATGCTTCGTTTACAATGTCACCTGAAGTGGAAGAAATTGCAGAGTTAATTTCGTTATCCCAATACTTACCAGAAATTACATGGTCAGTAATGTTAATATTCGGACCTGCAAAATATTCCTGAGATCCACCTTCGCCAACTCTCAAAATACGGTTATGTTCTGACAATAGATTCATGCTAAAAACTCCTGTATTATTTATTAGAGGACTCCAACCCAATCAATTGGAATTTGCGCTACCTCCGCAGAGCCTTGTTCTGAATTTTTACCACAATCAAAGAACATATAGCCATGATCGATTTCATTTCCTCTAGCACTAAGTTTACTATACATGTTTAATGCACCAGATTCTACATTAAATGTATCAAAAAACATAGCATGTGCATCAACAATATTATGTAAATCAAAATCAGGAATATATTTTAACTTTCTAGCATTAGAAAACATACCTTCAGCAGAACGAACATTAGATAAATTATAACATGGCACTTCTAATAATTCATAAGTACAATCAAACATTCTGCTTGCGTATGTAACTGTAGATGTATCAAAAAGTTCAACACTTGTTAAAGTTCTACAAAAAGAAAACATTTTATACATAGATGTAACATTAGTTGTATTTGCTCCCATTACATCTATTAAACCTGCTGTTTGTGCACCTGCAAATAAATATGACCAATCATTTGTTTCACACTTTACATCCCAAATATTTGGTGACGTTGATACTCTTGTCCAAGTTCCCTTATATACAGCACTAGATGGATTAGAACCATTTGTATATTTTACTCTTATTGTATAAGGTGGTAAATCTAATGGATTTAAAGCATTATGGAAATTTGCTTTAACATTTACATTAGAATTTGCAATTTTAAATTGACTACCGGTTAGTGTAGCTCCAGTAATATCATAATTTAAGAAATTATAGTCTTGAGCTGGTGTGTTACTCAATGTTACAATAGTTCCAGAAAAACCAGAAATAGGGGAAGCGGTAATCGTACCGTGACCATCTGTCTGTAAGGTTACGTTCTTAGCAGTCTCGTAATTGGCCTGTGCAGTGACGTCATTGTTAAGAATGAAGTTATTACCAGTCAACGTTGCACCAGTTATAGAATAAGAGCTGAACTTTTCATTCCATGCTGGTTCGTCAACCAAAGTAGCTTCAGTGCCTTTGTAGCCAGATTCAGGAACAGAATGACATCCATTTGCGGAGACTTCGTAAACATCTATATACCTAGCTAATTGGTGATTGCCATAAACATTATTAACTATGTGTTTTTCTTTTTTCATTTAAGCTTCTCCTTGATCCAGCTAAGGTCTGTTTGAATCTGTGCCAATTTAGATGCTAAGTCTAAATTCTTAATTTCTTGTATTTCAGTCTCCAACAGCTTGACTCTTGTGTCCATGGATTCCTGAGCGTCGTCACGCTTAGCTTTAGTATCTTTTCGCTGCATGTAAACGATAGCATAGACTACCAAAGCAGCTATGACTATCTTTATGTCTCCCGTAGAGAAAGCATTTGTGAGTAAATCTTCCATATTTTCTCCTTATGGTGCAATACCTGTAGCTGTCCAAGTTCCAGTTGTGCCATTAGCTATATATGTTGCAGTACCAGCACGTGATATACCACCGGCTATATATCCTGCTGCACCTATTCTACCAGAAACGCCATAAAAAACATCTTGTGTTGTTGTTGTAACTGTTTTTGAATAACTTCTAGTCGTAACTGTTTTGCTATCAACAGAAAAAGTTTGCAATTGATTTTGTGTTGAACCAATCATAGTAACACCTGTCATAGCTGCAGTGGCACCATTATAGTCTGCATCTTTTTTGCCAGTAAATTGCATTTTGGCATCTAATGTTATAGAATATGCACTAACGTTGTTTGGATTCCAACGATTACTTGTTGCATACCAAGATGCTGGTATATCGCCAGTATGAGCTTGATGTAATGCATATTTTTCACCAACATTTGCATAGCTCCATACAATTTTCTTTTGCTGTCGCGGACCAGCAATAGATTGATTACTTCCTTTTTCAAAATTACCAGTAGCAGTAAAGTAATTAACCATTTCAACAGCCTTAATAGTACATGGTCCAGTAGGAATTAACAAGCCTTCTTCATTAATAGAACCATTTTCAATATCATATCCAGAAATTCTGTAATAAGTATCATAGCCAGAATCAAGTGTAATACCAGACTGTCCTGGAATATAAATCTGATCACCAGTTAAGCTAACGTGTTCATCAGCTAAATATGTTACAGGGAATCCAGCATCTGTATATTCACCCTGTGCAGTAACATCAGAACCAGTAAACATAAACTTGAAACCTGTTGCTTCAGCACCAGTCAAAGCAATAGCAGAAAGATACCAGCCTTCATCAGTAGTAGCGTCAACAGTAACGACATCTCCAGAGAATCCGGACATCTTATCGGCACTCAATACACCGTGGTCACCGTTCTCTAATGTAAGTTCGCGTGAATGTTCGAATTCAGCCTGAGCGAAAACGTTAGAATTACCGAACATGAAATCGTTACCGGTAAGTTCGGCGCCAGTAATATTAATAGCCGAACATTTCCATTCGTCACCAGAAGGAGTTACTGTCAAAGTAGCTGTATCACCTCTATATCCAAGAGTCTTATTAGATTGTAAACTTCCACCTTCAGAATCAAGTCCAAAGAATTTATATAATTGTTTATTAATGCCCCATACTTCTTTAATTGGTCTAAGTTTACCTTCCCAACCTGTATTGCCAGCATTACCATCAAACTGCATCAATTTACCAACAGTTCCATTAAAAGATGTTGTAGTAGGAAAATTTATCCTTCCAACACAAATATAGCCAGGCGTTCCGGTTCCTACATTCCAAATAGCAGCAACATTAGCACCAGCAGTCGGTTCTGGAGATACTTCAATATAAGAATCTCCTTCATTAGTAGTTGTCGAGTTATTATGCC